TTCTGTTTTAGATTACCTACACGATGAGTTGCTTTGAGAAAACTTGTTTTAAACAACCAATCTACATATGCCTGCTCTACTAACACATATCGCATGGTTGCAAAGAACAGTTTATTGTATTCCTGTGCGTAAGTTCCTATAAAAATGTCATTTTTAACAGCTTTTAAAATATTCCTTATTTCTTGCGAATTATTATTGTCATAAAAGCCGCCATCATAGGCACTTGCAGAGTCATAACCTATTCCAGCTAGTGAAGTATCAAAAATAGATCTGTCAAATTGAATAGTGCCACGTTCACGACCTACTAGTGTGTATTTGTTTAAGAAATCACTTTCACTGTCGGATACTTTTTCAAAAACAGCCCAGCCGCCTGAACCGTATTCTTGTATTCTTAACAGATCTCCTATTTCAACTTCTACAGTCGGTTCTTGTGCAACACTTTGTATTTCTTTAACGATGCTGCGTTCGGCGCTATAACCTTCCTTCCAAAAATCTGCAAACGACCAATATCTTGCGGTGTCGAACGCCTGAGATAAGCTTCGGAAAAATACTTGTCTCTGGTCGTCCCAACTGTAAATCCCCCAAAATCCATTTGCGTTAGAATCTGATTTTACTAGAACTGCAAATCTTCTTGCTTTTAAGGTAATTTCTGTGTAATTTCGACCTCTCCTAGTGACAGTCACGCCGTTTACTCTGCCCTGATTATCTATTGTAACTTCAACTTCAGCATTTTCCCCGTTACCTTCTATTTCTACAATAGGAGCAATTTTATATCCAAACCCAGGATCTAAAATTTCTACTGTTTCCAGTTCTCCGTCGGCTAGATTGGGTTTTAAAACTGCCTGTTTTAATCTAGATGTTCCGATAGACTGTAAATCTTCAAACACATCCACTTCAGTATCATACAGATTTAGCAAAGGACTAGGTGTAGTATCTACTAAATTCAAATTCTCAAAACTGATAGTGTCTGCAAACGGTTCTTGCCTTAGCACAGTATTAACTCGATCAGTTACGATTTCTAAAGCTTTAAACCTGTCAACAAACATACTTTGTCTTGGCCTATACAGTATACCATACTTTTGTTTTGTTGGAAGATTTTCAGCAGGGACCTTTAACCCTGCAGAGTTGTACCCTACAAGACTGTCTATCCATTTGTTTTCTAATTTTTTATTAGGAACGCTTGTTGCTACGCCTTCTGACAACAACTGCCACTCGCTGTGAACAGGATTTTGTTTTTGTAGTGATGTATAAAATTCAAAGTTTACTAACGATGTTGACTCATTAACAACATTATCAAAATTATATAGAATAAAACTGTTGGGTCCGCTTAGGCCTATAAATGCAGATCCGACGCTTTGTGGGTTTTCAATTAAATCTCTAATGCTAGCTGCGCTAAGATTCTTGGTTAACTCGTCGCCGACAATTGTTTTATTTCTTACCCAGTAGTAGTATAAGGTTTGTGTTGGCTGTTGAGTATCGGGGTCGAACAAGGTTTTAACCGAATACACGTTGTCTTCAGGATACAACGGTTGTCCTGAAACTCCAAGGTTTAACCCTTCTGTTGTGTCGGCTAAAAGACTCCATTGGCTAGGTAGCAGGCGCGACTCGACCCATTCGTAGATGTCGATCCTCGATCCTGTCACTTGTCGATTCCAATTTCCTAATCTATAAGATAGTTCTCCTTGTTCGTAATCTAGCCACTTCGCTGTAGAGACATCCCACCAAATTTTTCCTACGTTTCGATCAGCCCACGCGGTTTGAGGATCAACCACCGCATCGAGCTCTAAGCTAAAGCTATATACTGCCGGATCGTAGCTGGTTTTAAAATCTATCTGTGATTCTGCAATGTTTAAAATTTTTCCTTTGGCAGAATCTACAACATCTAGGTCTTGTATCTTAACACTGTTTATGTTATCGTATAATTCAGTAGATTTTACTAGATCAATATTAGTTTTAGCTTGTTGTTGCGCAATGGTCCTCAATGATTCTGCGTTTACAAGTTTATTGAAGGTTCTAAATTTCCCTCTGCCGCCATCTTCTAATCTATAGTGCGGAGATCCCACAACAATATTATTACCTTCTGCATCTACGCTAGAACCAAAACCTTCGTTTGCTTGTAAATCTTCTTGTATTTTTTCGGCTAAGAAATATTTGCTTCCTTTTAGTTCAAACAGGTAGACCGAGCCTGCATATCCCGGCTCTTCAAAAAACTCTGTAGTACGTTCGTCAAACACTGTTGAGTTGTTGTCGAATCTCACAGGTGGTGCGTAAGGAGAGTTTTTAGCTCCTACTGCAATTTTACTAGTATCCGAGCTGATAGAAATGCTGCTTCCAAAAAATTCATTAGGATATCTTTCAAAGCTGCTGATGTCCTGTGCTAGACTGAATGTGTTTCCAGTATTTCGAAATATGTATACAGAACCTTGATTTTGTAAGTTTATATCGGCCTTGGGGCTAGATACTACCAGCAATGATCCGGCAGCGTCAACATCTAAATCAAAACCAAACTCGTCGCCCGAGCTTATTTCTATAAACTGGCTGTCGTCGGCTAAAATCGTGCTGGTTGATATTGTCTGGTCTAAGACATATTTTCCTAGATCATTTTTCTTAAATACAAAAACTTTACCGGTCGGAGTTGCGGTGCTGTCTCCAATATTTTTCCACGGCAGGCCGACTGGTTCTTGTCCGTAACTGAATATTGAGGAATCAGATGTTTCTAGATCATTTACCAATTGATGATACGATCCTTGATATTTTACAACATCATTTTCTTTGTATTCGTAATCACTTCTCCAGACGCCTTTGTAGTTTTCAAAATATTGATCGTCGGCAAACGGTGCGCTGACAGCAAGAACAGAACCATCTGTGTTTGATTTTATTCTATGGCCAAACTGCTCGCCTTCAGAAATAAGTGGTAATACTTCTGTGTCTGTTGCGCCGAAGTTCAGTGTAGAATCAAAAAATGTTTGTGTTGTGTCTAACTGCAACATCGGTCCTAAATGACCAGCGGAAGCAATTGTCCATGCGTTGCTTTCGACCGGGTATTTGATATTTGCCTCGCTAGCAGGGAAAACATTTTGCTGAGCTTGATAAAGATTTCCATCAAACCATACAATACTGCCCACCGGATAGAAAGGATTAGTTCTTACAGTTCCGTTGCTGATAAAACCAGCCTGGTCACCGTCAATCTTTGCTATGATTCTATCACCCACAGAATAGAATATTCCAGTAGAGCCGTTAATTTCATTCCAATCTGTATCACCTAGTGTTTCTATGAGTAGATCTTGGCCTGTTTTAATTTGATTAATAGGCAAGACTGTGCCAGGATCATAAGCACCTGCAAAACTATAATCTGTAGCATGTATCCAATCATTGCCTACGTATTTGTACACATAGACGGCACCGGTGCTGTTGTTTGCTCCGGGAGCAGAAACAAACATTGTATATTCGTCGTTGTTTTTGCTGATTGAAATTTGTGATCCGAACAGCTCTAGGTCTGTCGGTCTAGGACTTACAAAGCTAAACTCATGCTCCCATTGATCATTCTTATATTCATATATGTCTATCATCCCTTGAGATGCAAGCGAGCTTCTTCGACCGGTGAATGTTGCTGGAATGTTTTTAGCAAATTGCCATCTATCATTATATACATCAATTGTGCTGCCGTCGCCTTCGATTTCTTCTTTGGGTGTCCATAATAGTCCATCGTGCAACACAATATCTCGACTAGAATAATTGCCTCTTGGGTCAAAAGCACCTTTATAGTTGCTTGGAACATCGCCGGCCTTAGGAGAGCCTACAGCAAGCCATTTTTCGTCAGGGCTTACAGCTATTGATTCTCCGAACGACCTTTCTACGAAGCTGGATAGGCCAGGAACAGGTTGGACAATTTGTTTTAAATCCAACGATTTTCTATTATCTAGGTAAACAGGAATACTAGCTGTAGCTGGATCTGACGCTAATATTTGCTTTTTATTTGCAATGTACTTTACAACAGAGCCTAATCTACCCGGTTGACTGATAGCATCTTCGCTAACGTTTTTTGATTGATATAATTTTTGTTTTTCTAAGACTGACCATTTATTATTTTGATCGCTATCAACAAACAATTTAGAGCCTTCGCGAAGATGTGCAACAGCATCTTCTGGCATGCTTTCGTAATCAACAAATCTTGCTTCTTCGAGTCTATAAACTGATGCCTGGGTGCTATCGTCTGGCTCGGGATCGTCTGCATCGGGCGCCTTTAGTATGGTTACGGTTTTAGGTCCAATGCTTTGGATCTGATAGATACCATTAAAATTTGTAATATTTTTAAAACCAACATATTCATCTGGTTGAAAATTGTGATAACGATTAAACTCAACTGTTATCGTATTGGTATCAGCAACGATTCCTGTTACACTTAGTTCAGGAGTAAGTAAAAATCTTAAAACAGTCCAATCTCTTCCGTCGAACGTAATCCAAATATGATCTCCATCGACTATATCTTCGATGTTAAGTGCCGGCAAGTCTTGTCTAGTACGAACTACAAATTCAGTTTGATCTGTTCTTACGTACCCTGCTGTTCGAGATGCATGTGTCGCGGCCGTTACAGGTATTACATCAGTAACAAACTTATCGTTGCCGATAGTAAAGTTGTCTGCATTAATTCTATAATAAAAATCGGCTGCGTTGTCTGTGTTTCCGTCAATTAAAACCAGTTGCGGGTCTGATTCGAATTTATCCTTTCTTAGTTCAATTTCATATTCTTGAGTCTGATCTATACCTCCCAAGAAGCCCGAACGAATTGCCCATTCCTCATTTAATTCTAGACTGTCTTCGTCTGCGTTGTCACTTAATTTATCGAAAACCTTGTCTAGTGCATTTCTTGTGCCTTTTTCCTGTATAAATCCTTGATATAATCTAAATTGTGTTACAGGATCTTCCGCAATATTCTGCAGATATTGTCTAGGTTGATATCCAATATTGTGTCGTGCAAGCAGTTTTTGATTTTCGCTGATTCCGCTGCTTGTTACTTCAAAATAGTCTTCAAAGCTGTTAATTCTATAATCAAAGTTAGGAACAAGTTGTTTTTCTGGCTGAGAATCTAGTTTAGACCAATTGCTGTCATCAAAAAACTCTTTACCAGTTTGATTTCTAAGGCTTACCCAATTATAACTTTTATATCTAACAATGTCGCCTAAGTTATAGTCTACAAACGGCTGCCAGTCTCTAATGTTTACGTTATCGAACAAGAAACCAGGAGAAGTATAATCGCCGTCCCAATCTACAGTTCTAAAACCTTGTGATTTAATTCTACCTTGCCTATAACCTGTGGATTTGTCATATATTACATCATTAAACACTGTTCTATCAGTAAACACTGTGACGTGTTCTTTGAGCACATAATTCAATTGTAGGAAGAATATGCCGTCGTTTATGTTTTCTACGCCGATTTCGAAAGATTGAAAGGATCTTTCTACGTTGATAAATTTTGGGTCAATAGTTCGTCCGTCACTCTTTAATAGATTATAAGGATAAAATCCATCCAGTAGGTTTTCCGCTACACCTACGGGCTTTCTTACTTTGAGTTTTTGCGCTCCTGGCGACACAGTAAGCAAACTTCCTATTTCCCAATTGTTTTTTGTCCAGAATAAAAATTCTTTTGCTGACGTTGTCCAGTCTTGCGGAGTTTGATTTTCAAAGTCATATTCATCAAAAACAAAACCTTGATCGGAGAGATATTCTCCGTACCCCAGTAAGAAATCTACCACGTCCTGTATTGTAGTAAGAGTTGTTCCGTAGGTGAGTCGAGATACAGATCTCTTGTTAAACCTTCTGCGTTTAAATGCCTGTGTGCCACCTGTTACAGGAAGTTTAGGCAACTGCGCATACAAGGATGAATCAAATGTCTCTCCAGATGTGTGTGTTTGGGTAGCACGGTAATAAGTTCCGTTTCTTTCTACGATCGTACCATTGTTATATCTTTGATTTGCAGCCCACGTTACGAACTCTTCGGATATTCCGCCAACTGTTATGACAGGATCTTGTTGGTTTGACAGAGCATCGTAGTATTCGAAAAATGGATTTATATTGTTATAACCTCTAACACTCCAACCGTTGTCCTGTTTCTCAAAAATCACACCACTATAAATCAGTGTTTCTACAGGACTGCTCACATTGAAAATGATATCGTAGTTTTCTGGCGGAATAAAAATACTTTCGTTGGTTGACGAAGGTGACTTCGAGTCTAGCAAAAATTTCTGCTGAGCCTTGTCTACAAACCCGCTCATTCTTACACTGAGATTGGTGTCAATATTTTGTATTTTATTTTCTAGAGATTCTCTACCTACACCTAAATCACTTAGATAGTCTTTGACATAATTGATAAGTCCAGCAGTTTGAATTCCGTCGATGCTGGGAATTTCAATGTCACTGGGTTTAAAAAATGTTTTGGTATTTGTGTCAACCAATTGTCCTAAGAGATTGCGCTCTGTGGTTTGGCGATCTAAATTAGTGGTAATAAATTTGAATGGCTTTAACAGGCACATTGCAATCACATAGGCAAATGGCAATTCGGAACTTCTTCTCCAAGCGGCTTCTGCCGGTGCAACATCGCCTACCAAGAATGATCCTCGATTGTTGACCAATGCAAAGTTTTTAGCAAACCCGCTGTCTAACGGACTTAATAAATTGCCAGCATCGTCTACGGGTATGTGTCCTAGTATTGTCGAACGAGCATATCTAGAATCGAAACCTTGCCTTTCACCTTGTCTGATGTACCCGCGACTGATGTCTTCCCATAAGATGAGGTTGCCACTAGTGTAAGGTGCAGGGCCGTATTCTTCTTCCCACCACTCAGGCATTTCGGAAAAGCCTAGCATTTCCCAAGGATGCACGTGCGGCTCGTCTGTGTCATAGATGTATAGATACACACCTCTCCACCAGCCTGGAAGATTTTCAGTGTTAGTATAATCTGTTAGGTTAGAATAGGTGTAGGTAAAACTGTTTTCCGAATCCAAATAGACGTTGTTAGAGTAATCTATGTTAGAATCAGTTACCCATCTTAGAAATTCTGCAGCAAGTATGCTGTCTAGGTCTTCTTTAGAAAAGTCTCCCTTGTAATAATAACCGCCAACTACTTGATCTATATCAAAGAAATCTTTATCATAATTTACTTTGATGTTATTGTAAATTCTTTTTTCAAGTTCTAATATTAAATCGTCTCGAAAGTCTCCATAAGTAGTAGTTAGGCTTCCGTCGTGTCCTTGAATGACTTCTCTAGGTTGTGTGAAAGTTGTATCAACATATTTTTTTGGTTTGAATCGTTTATACGAGCCTAGAGCAGTTGGCGTTGGCGGAATATAATTAGCAGAAGTATTAACATATTCTCTTATCTGTATTCTGTCGCCTTCGCTTAGGGGTGTAAGAATTGTAATAAAACCAAAATCTGTGTCAAACACATAATCTTGCCCGTGCAACAACTGTTGATCGTTTATGTAGGCATATACTGCACGCCTTGATAGAGAATCTAAATCAAAATTTTCGTCTAATGTAAAAGTGGTTATACCCGGATCGTCCACTGTTATGTCTATTGTTGTGTACGCCCCGCTTCCTATCATGTCGCTGTCAGAGAACGGAGACGCCGGGCTCATTGTTTTTCCAAGATCAGTAATAATTTCGTCTAAGAAGTCTGGAATACTATCATTAAAATCTATTTCGACGGCCTTTTTAACAAATCTATTTTTAAAATTTGTATAGGATCTTTCAGCAAATTGTATAGCCCGTACTAAATTAGATTGTTTATCACACAGCATCAATACACTCAAAGGAGCAATACCGCTGTGCTTTACAAAACGTGTTGCATTTTGTATGTAATTGTTTAGATCACGAACATTGGTGTTACCAGGCAACTGTCCTGTTAGGCGCGCATCAAATTCAAAAGCGGATTTTAGATGATCTGTTGCTTGTCCTAGTGTAAGGGTTGTAAGAGCCGCATTAAACGGGTTATTTTGAAGTCCAATGGGTAATTCATAATAGCCTAAGTCAGGGTCTACGTCTCCTATGACCTTAACTGTTACAATGTCATCAGAGTCAAATTGTCTTTCAAATATGAACGAGTTCTGCTGTCGTTCGTAATTGCTTGATATTTGTTTTCCGTTAACATAAAATCTTATTTCGTGGTCGGGATCGTTTGACAAATTGTCCCAATCAACAGTTTGGAAAGTAACTGTGTTTGTCTGTTGTTCTATGTTTGCAAAGTCTACGATTGGTTGTAGATATTTTGAATCTGTTTGGCGCCAGCCGTTGCCTAAATTGCCGTCCAAAAGATAGAATGTGGTGTTTATTGGAATTTCAAATGTTTCTATGTTTTCGCCGTATGTAACTGTGCCTCTATCTAAATGCCATTCGAACTGTATATCACCTACATTGTCAATGTTTAGATAGCTGATTGAAAATCCTAACTCACTATCCACAGGCCCGTTTCCTTGAGCATAAGAAAAGATCGAGTTTCCTCTAAACGTAGACACAGGATAGACATTTGTGTTGCCCAGAATGTTACCTGCGTCATCGAAAAGATCAAACAGGGGTGCTTGGTTTACAGAATCTTTGCGTTGCGCACGCTGCCAATTCGCTCCATCAAAAAAGAACATAGAGTTACTGTATTGATCGCCTCGTCTAACAAGAACACAGTCGTCCTGTTGAGAGGTTGCGTCGACGTCTTCGGCCAAATGAATCTGCCTATTGCCATTAAAAGTAATAAACTCTACTCGATAAATTTTGTTGTTGGTTAGCGGATCGGTATCATTTACAACAAGAAGTCTTGCTCCGTTAAACAATCTTTCACCGTCTACGCTGTACCCTGCGGATCCTTCTATGGTAGAAAGCACATCTGTTGTAAAGTCGTCAACAAAGTCCACCGTTTGTTTAGCGGTTATGCCGTGCTGGAAAAGTTTAAGGTTTGGTTTAAATTCAATAATTGGACGTTTTGCACGCAGTTCTTCCGGTGCGGCAAAATCTTGACCTCGTGTTCTATATGCTTGCTCCAGCACAGATCTATGGAACCATCTGTTGTAGCGGCTCCAGGGGTTTCGATCTCTACTGTCTCTGCGAATTAAAACATAATCTTTTTGGCCAGGGAAATTATTGGCGTCGTCAAAAGGCTGTGTGTCGAATCCTGCATTATCAAAAAATACTTCTGGGCTTGTGCCTGAAATTTCGGGCGGAATCAAATCTTCAAAGTTAGTAAGCGTGATTCCATCGCCTACGCCCTCAATTAACCACGACCCTTTGCTGTATTTTTCTGGAACTGTTTGGCCAGTGAATTCAATTACAAGGCCGTTTGTAAACTCTATACCGTTAGAGCTGGTATAATTTACTTTTCCGATTATGTCCTTTTCAACATCTAAGAAAGTATTAGTGTCAGCATCGGCTATAATAAACTGTCCAAGTCTGTTTGGATCGTTAGCACTTTGATAATACAGCAGGTCTGGGGCGTCTAGCGGTACCTCGAACGTTATTGTTCCTTGTTCTGCTCCGTTATTTTCAATGCCTTCATTGTACTCAAAACTGTTTCCTGTTGCATTGCTGTCAATCAACTCCCAATCCTGCGAGTCTACATCTATTGTGCTGTTGTCACTAGGAGTGTTTTCTGCTAGAGATTTAAACAATTGTCCATTTACTACAGCTAAATCGCCAGGAAAATAAGTTTTTGTGGGATCAAATTGTAGCGACCCCACATCATAATTGGTCTTTATTACAAAACCCTCGTTGGGAGAATTAACTTGGAATTTATAAGTTTGTCCACGATACAGTGTAATTGTAGGATTATTTGTAAGACCATCTGGTGTAAAGATCCAAGAAGATCCCACACCCTGAATTACTCTATATGTGCTTTGTATAGATTGTGTTTGGCCCGCAACGTCGAGCGACGGTGGCCCTAGAGGAGCCCAAAAATATTCTCTATAGTTTGTAAATTTGTCCCAATCTATAGGAGGATTCCAAGAATAATGATCCTGATCCGAAATTAGGTCATCACGTTCGTTGTTGTTGTTAAAAAATTTAAGCTGGTTTTTTAAATCTAGATAATCATAAAAATCAGTGATTTCGTTTTTATCGTTTTTTACATTTACACCGGGTTCAAGCTGGTATCTACTGCGTAGAGTCTCATCAGAATCTAAATAGACACTGTCCCCTCTAAATGTTTTTCCGTAGCGTTGGCCAAAATACCCTACAATACGTTCTAAACTGCCTGGTTGCGTAATAGGATCTACGACACCAGAAAAGAATTTGTTGTTACTGGCTGTTTGAAAAACTTGTGGTAACAGCTCTTGTGTCTTTCTAATAGGGATTCCGCTGTTTGGGTACTTTTTACCAGCCATTAGTAAGTGCTTCCTCCGGTAGTGCTAGATCCAGTCATTGTACTATTCAAATCAGTAATAGAAGAAGTTACAGTAGTTGATATTTGACTAGAACTCTGTGCTGTTGTATCGCCTTCGTTGCCCAGCACAGTGTTGTTAATGCTGGTAACTATTTCTACTGTGTCGACTGTTGCGCCACTTATAAAGATTTCGTTTGGTGCGCTTTGTATTTCAAACAAGCTTCCAAATGCTTCACCTGCTTGCTTGCTTACAATTGTAAAGTTACTTATAAAAGGCGCTAGCTGATTAAAAATATATGTATTCATTTCACTTACATAAAATCTATCGCCAAAGTCCCAATTGTTAATATCAAAAAACGCGTTTACAGCATTAATAATTCTAACTTTTAGATCATTGTCGCTTATTCTCTGCTCTGGATTCTTTACAACAAGGAATCGAGCTTGAAGTTCTGGCTCAGCGTCTTTGCCAAAAAGCACTTTATATGCAACAGGATGATAAACAATTTCGTCAGAAATGCTCTTGATATTGTTAAGCTGTTGTCCAAACTGTATTCTTAATTCGTCTGTGGTAGGCAATTCGGGCTTTGTTGCAGTACCGTTGATATAGTTTCTAAATTGAGTGTCGTAAGAACGTGTTAAAATAAACAGGTCTATGATATTGCTGACGCTGGGGTCAATTCTTCTTTCTTCGCTTGCATTGTGAATGTATTCAAATCTTATGCCATCTCGGCCGTAGACTGCTTTAAATTCAGGCCTAAGAATCAGCGTGTTTGTATTTCTATCAACCTGTTTGACTCTATTTTGATTTACGTCATAAAAATAAATCAGCTGTCCGTTTTCTTCAGAGTTGATATCGACATCCTCTTCTGACTCTAAAATTTTAAATAGTGTAGGATCTTGATATTCAAAGCTAGTAGATCCGTACTCGTCAATTTCTCTTTTAAATATTAAGAAATTCAATTCCGAGTCTGCGCCTGCAATTTGCTCAAACGAATCTGGGTTGTCGATAACACCGTCTTGATCTTTGTCGCTAAATGCAAGCTTGATTTCTTTGGTGCTTTCGTAACCGTCTGCAAATTTAATTGTGTCGCTTATTTCAAAATCTATATCGTTCACAAGCGGGGTTGTAAAATCACTACCGGTATTAATACCTAGAACACTAACGGTATCTTTAACAACTTCGCCGGTGCGTGAATTATAGGATCTATCTGTGCTGTCAAAATAGAATCGATTTTGATTTAAGCTTCCGAATACATAGTCTAATTTTCTAATTCTTACTTCATACCTGTCAGCTTTCTGTACAAATGCTACAAACCAGCTAGAGTCTAAAGAATTGTTACTTGTGTCTCCGGCAGACCCCAAATTAAAATCATCTATCAAATTTAAATTTGATTCCTCTACGAGATTCCAAGTGGCCGTGTTGTTGTCGTACCGAATACCAAAATCAAAACCCTGTAGTATTTGATTTATCATTTCATTTTCAAAACCTAATGGAAGGTTCTGAACAAATTTTGGTATAATTCGCTCCGCAATTGCGCCTGTAGGGATGCTGTCGCTGAACCTAATCGGTCCTAACCCACTTTCAAGTGTTCCGCGGCCAGCTACGGTACCGTCTCCAGATACACTTACTACCTTGGTCCATAGAGAATCACTAGACCCTTCGTGATCCGCTGGTCCGGGCATTAGTGTTCCTGCAGGATAGTCTAAATGATCCGCAACTGTTTTTGTCATAAAATGAAAACCTGCAGGCGCTTTAAACTTGATCAAAGCATTCGGAGTTACGTATTTTAAAGCACTTGTAGAAAAAGTTCCTACTTGTAATAGCCTAGAATCTATCCCGCTTTCAAAATACCCAGTGCTAGACCCGTCATCGTTTGTAATCTGTTGCCAGAGCGAATTGTCGTCTGCAAATAGTATTTTTGGATAATTTGTAAAATAAAAATTATAAGTGCCGACGTCTTCGAGCTCTGGTTCGATTTCTTGTCTGATAAAATTGATAACTTCATTTCGATTTGTAAAAGTAAGTGTTTTGCTTATTTCTTTGTTTTCTTTATAGATATATCCGTCAGAAGCAAACAATCTTACATCGCTGTATTTGCCTGTTGCATCTACAATATCAAAGTTTCTGCTGATGCCGCTCGAAGTTCTATTAACACTTCTTACTTTTAATATATTTTGGCTCGATGTTAAGGGAGCAAGGTTATAATCTTCTCCAGTAATCATTCTGTTTTGAGTATAATAACTCGCCGGAGCTCGGGTTCGAATACTGTCAATACTTTCAGATGCAGAAGCATTGTTGATACTAGATTGCAAGGCAAGACCTACTGTAAGTGTGTGCCTTACTCCGTTAGAATTAAAATAATCAAAAGAAATATTAATTCCTTTCATTTCATTAGGAGCAATTGTATATTCTATACCGTTGCTCACTCTATAAAAGATTCTAAACGGACCTCTTGGGAGATTTCCATACACGCCATCTGCAAACTGTAGTCTTATTCTGTCGTTTTCTCTAGTTTCGACCGCGTAAATATTTCTAACGTTGTTTTCGATACTGTTAAATGCAATATTATTCCCGCTGAGATTATTAACCTGCGTCCATTCTTGCGTTTGCACAGCGTTGGCATCTAAGGAATATAACCAAACGTCGTTGTCGTTGATATTTTGAGCATCTACATCAACAGTTTCGTTAGTTGTGGGCGTGTCGATAGTAAAATCCGCTGTTTCTAAACTTCCTTGTTTAAAAAGAAGATAAAAACCAGTATTAGCACTGCCAGGACCTCTGCCGTCTTGTCTGTATACAAAGCCCAATTGATTGCCGGGCACAGGCGCTTCTTCATATAAAAATTCTCTGTTTTGAAAGCTAGTGCTTAAGATTTCAAAACTCATGTTCCTGCCGGCTACTGTCTTGTCAAAGCTGAATACAGGCACATCAGTTGATGCTGATCTAAATCTATACTGTTCTGTAGGTATTCCTTGTATAGTTGCATTCCCTTGACTTCGACCAAACTGAGTGTTGTCTGCCATTGCAGAATTTAGGATAGTTAAAAACTGTTCTGACCAGTTTTCGTTGGTGGGGTCGTTCCAAGATATAACCTGTTGTGCTAGGTTTCTGCCGTTGCTGTCGAACACTGCTTCTGTTGTGCTCACAGTAGTAAATTTAAGCAGTCCTTCCGACGGTGTGTTGCGAGATGCTTTGTAACTAAGCATTTTGGCAATGCGTAGCACACTCTCTTTGCGTTCTGCCAGTTCGATAAAATTTTCTCGGCTGGCTAGATCTATTCTAAAAGACAGGCTTTGGCCTAGAAACGCAATTGCATCGATCAGTGCAAGATATTCTGAGCTCTCTATATAATCGTTAAAATCTTCGGGATAATTTTCTCTGAGATAGGTTATAATAACTCGACGTAGATTTTCAAAATCATAGGATTTGAAATCTGCATTTTTAAAAGTTTGATAGATTCTAGTCCAATCTTCATTGAGAATAAGATTGTTTTGTCTTTCAGTAGTGCTCATAATACCGTCCTATATGGTATTTACCTTACGTAGTTAAATGCTTAGTTTATGATAGAGTTATTTCTATCAAAGTTAAAGGTCATGCGCTCGTTTACATTAAAGGGTATGTAAAGTAATTCCGCTTCTATTCTAATGCCCTGCTGAGTGCTGTCGATCGTCAATTGTCGCACTGACACTCTTGGATCATAATTGATTATAGCTTCGACATCTTTTGAGATAGCTTCTTTGGTTTCTTCGGTAAATTGATCGAATAACAAGTCCCAAATAATTGTTCCGAACTCTGGATTTTCTAATTTTTCGCCTTTGCGAATATAAAAATGATTGATTATGTCCTGCTTAACTAGATCTATATCGTAGAGTTTAAAACCGCGGTCTTTGCTCTTGCTGCTAAATCCTTTGTAGGTCTGAGTAAAGGGACTCTCGTCGCCTACACTTACTGAATTTTGTCCTACTTTTTTGGTATTAAAAAGTGTTGCCATTATTTTTCTCTATCTGTGCTAGCGGGCTTTAGAAATTCTGGAGCTAGATTTTCATGCAGTGCCCACGGCTCGTGCATCGGAATGCGTTTCATAATACTATTTAATGTAAAAGTTTCTTGGTATTTTGAGGCGGCATATGTTAGAGATCCGTTTGTTACCGAATTTTCGTGTGTTATTAGATCTGTAACCACACCAGCGACGCCAGCTTGAGCCGCAGGCGGGCCGTTCATATCTATTTTAGGTGCTGTTTCTGTGTGATTACCTGCTATGCTTAAAATGTCTGTGTTTTGTGAGGCTGTAAACAAATTGTCTCCGTCGGTGTAGAGTTCAAACTTGTAGGCCGGCTGAACCGAGCCTTGTCCTGCCGCAACAGAAATATTGCCTTTGACGTTAACAGCGAGATTTCCATCTACAGGCGTGTCGTTTGCGTCTAGATATTGTCTTGTTTCAATTCTACCGTTTGCGCCTATTAGAATATTGGTATTGTAGGCGCTTTCAATCTGAACTCTGCCTGACTCGAGGTCTTCTGAATCTCTTATTCGTCCTTTGTCGTCGCTAGGTTCGGTTTTGCTGTACTCTGCGCTGGCTTTGATGTTTACGTTTCTACCAGCCTCCATGTTTATGTCTCTGTCTGCATATAGATTTAAATCGTTTTGCGAATGCACAGACACACTGTCGTTGGCAAATATATCAATTTTTCCATCGGACGACATTTCAATCCAGCTGGTGCCGCGCGAATTTCCTAAATAAATTAAATCTTCAGAATTATGGAACAGCAATTGGTGGCCTGTTCTTGTTCTTATTCTTGTGTATTCGTCGGCAGGTATAGTAGGATCGCCCTGTTCTCCATTTTGAGTGTCTGCATATGCGTTGCCTTCTCCTATCTGGCTGGCTGGCGCCCTGCGCTGAAATCTGTCATCGCCGTCG